TCAGGACTTACTGCCTCATCCCAAGAACAGGCACAACTCTGTGCGTGTTATCACTCAAACTCTCTATGACCATCGAAACAAGATGGCTTTCATACCTCACTATGAAGATGAAGAACGGATTAAAGAAGACATCGCTAATGTTCCTACAGGTTATACTGTATTCGGCCACTTTGGTTACTGCGGTTCCCTTAATTCTGCTGGGGACAATGATTTCTCTCTTGCTCTTGATGATTTTCGTAACCCTACTATCCTTGGGCATATTCACAGACACAGTAGGGGAGAAACTGTCACGCTTCTCGGAACCCCGTACACCACCAACTTCTCCGAACACTTAAAGGAGAATTTTTACGCCACCATCAGCAGGAAAGGGGAGTTAGAGACTCATCCCATCACGTTTGGTCCTAGACATTTGGTTTTAGATTACGATGCTGTAGAGGAGAACTTAGACTGGATCAACGATGAGAATTACACCACTCAATTGAGGATTAACATCTCTACAGTGGATAAGGATCAAGACGGTATCGCAGAACTGATGGACCAACTAAAAGTTTTGTCGGTAGAAGTAAAGTACACGCCACTAATAAACGAGAAGTATGATACTCAGGAGATCCAGACGATCAACCCTGTAACAGAGATCAACGACTCACTCATAGAAGATTACATCAATGCCAGCAACACAACGATTGGTAAGGATGAATTGCTAAATGGTTTAAATCTAATTCATGAAAATCAACAAAGTAGAAGTAAGTAATTTTTATTCTATAAAAGATGCGACAATAAATTTTGATAAGTTCAAAGGCATAGTCCTAGTAAAAGGCAAGAACAAAGACACAGGAGGGTCCAACGGTGCTGGTAAGAGTGCCGTGATTGAGTCTGTAGTTTGGGGTCTGTTTGGAAAGACCATCAGAAAATCTACCGAAGAGGCTTTAATCAATCTGTACTCCAAGAAAGCTTGCTCTGTCAGAATAACGGTGGATAAGGATGTGGTCATCGAGAGAGGCAAGAAGCCGACCTACCTGAAGTTTTTCGTGGGAGGGGAGGAAAGGACTCAAGACAATGCTTTAGCCACACAGAAAGCGATTGAGGAGCATCTCAAGACCAACTACAAAGTCTTCTTGGCATCGACTGTCTTCGGACAGCAGAACAACATTGAGTTCATCAGCGCGACACCTGAGGATAAGAGGACCATCATCAAGAATTTTCTGAACATGGATAGCGTATTCGAGTTAAGAGATTCTGTAAAACAATTAAAATCCAAAGCTTCGCAGACGATTAAGAAACAAACAGCCATCATAGATGAGCATCAGAAGAGCTTAGACAGCTTTGATAAGAAGCTACTCTCATTATCTAAATTAAGAGAGGCTGTTGAAGGCAAGTACGATGAAGCAACTTTAGCCCTGTCATTAGACGAAGTGGTTAGTACAGAGAGAGATAACGCTGCATTAGAGAGAACTAAGATTAGTATTCGCACCAAGATGAATGAGGTGGACCAGAAGATCCTTGCCCTCAATAAGAGACTCAAGAACCCTACTGAGTCAGAGCCTTGTGACAAGTGCGGTCAGCCTGTCACTACGCCTTATCATCCTAAAAGAATTCAAGTAGAGATCCAGGAGCAGTTAGATCTGATGACCGCATGTGAACAGCAGCGGGATGAGTGTTTAGCTAAAGTAAAAGAACTACCCATAACCTCCACCGAATACCACAAGATTATTGAGTACAACCAACTTAAAAAAGAGACTGAGACTTTTGAGGACTTAAAGACAGAAACAAAAGAGAAAATTCAGGAGGCGCATGACATTAAACAAGAGTATAATAGTGAGTATGAGATTATGCGCTTCTGGGAGAAAGCTTTTTCCGAGGCAGGGCTGGTCAAGTATATCATCAGAAATATTTTAACATACTTTAATGGCAAAACTAACTTTTATCTTTCGCACTTATCGAAAGGTAAATTCTTTATAGAATTTGATCAGGAATTAAAAGAAACAGTACTACACAACGGTCAGGAAATCAACTACATATCCCTGTCGGGTGGTGAAAAGAGGAAGATAGGACTCGCTGTGATGCTAGGACTTCAACAACTTCTCACTCTATCTCACAAGTCTGAGAACAACTTAATGTTTTTCGATGAGGTAGCTGAAAATTTAGATCAAGATGGACTTGACGGGCTCTATATATTATTGTCTGAATTAAAGAAAGATAAGAATTTGTTTGTAATTACACATAATAATTACTTAAAATCTTTGATGGACAATGTAAAGACGCTGACTATAACAAAGTCTAAAGGAATATCCAAGGTACAAGGAAGATAACATGGCGAACGCAAACCTGAATGAACTCGGTCAAGAGATTTTTGAATCACGATACGCTTACCCTGGCGAAACAAAATGGGCTGAGAGGGCTAAGGTCATCGCCAAGACGATTGCTTCAGCAGAGAAAGATGAAGATAAAGAAAGGACAGAAAAATACTTTTACGATGCAGTCGGTTCTGGGGACCTTATTCCAGGGGGTCGAATCATCTTTGGTGCTGGCCGTAACCGTGGGAATCATAATCTTCTTAATTGCTATGTTATTATTCCAGAAGATAGTGTTGATTCCATTGGCAAAACTGTACAAGATATGTACAGAATTTCTTGCGCTGGTGGGGGCGTAGGTTTTAATGTCTCCAAGATTAGACCCAAGGGAGATCACATCGGGAGTGTAAAGAACTCCGCACCAGGAGCAGTCTCTGTTCTTAAAATGATTAACGAGGTAGGTGAACATGTCAGGGCAGGAAAAAATCGTAGAACCGCTCTTATGGGCATACTTAATATCACTCACCCTGATTTACTTGAGTTCTTATCTGTAAAGCTCGATCAAGGTGAACTTAATAACTTTAACATCTCGGTTGCTATTACGGATAGATTTCTGGAAGCAGTAGAGTTGGATGAAGATTGGTACTTTTCTTTTAATAACAAGGAGTATCACTCTTATGACCTGAGCCGTAATGGTGAAGAGATTGTGAGTGTCATTGGCCTCGATGAAGAGGATGCTTTGAACCGAGCAAACAATTTTCATAAAAAACTTTGGACAGATGCTTTCGAGGTTATAGGTCAGAGAGACATGAAAGCGAGGGAACTCTGGGATTTAATTTGGAAAAACTCTGTAGAGTCTGGTGATCCTGGCATATATAATATTGACCTAGCTAACCGATATACTAATGTTTCGTACTTTGAAAGCCTTGATTCGACGAACCCTTGCGGCGAAATCTCCTTACCATCCTATGGAAATTGCTGCCTTGCTAATATTAATCTCAGCAATATGGTTCTTGATAATGGTGGGGATGTGGACTGGAAAAGATTGGCTCGAACAGTTCGGACAGGGGTTAGGTTTTTAGATAATGTTCTTACGGTCAATACTTTCCCAACAGATGAATGCAAGCTGGTAGGAGAGAGATCGAGAAGAATTGGTTTAGGTGTAACTGGGTTACACTATATGTTAATTAAACTTGGGATTAGATATGGTAGTGAAAAGTGTTTGGAGTTTTTGGATCGTCTCTTCAGTACGATTCGTGACGAAGCTTATAAGCAGTCTATCTATCTAGCAAGGGATAAGAAGCCCTTCCCTGAGTTCGACTATAAAAAATATTTGAATGAAGACTTTGCAAAGACCCTTCCTGCAAGGATTAGGATGCTTATTAAAAGGTACGGCATTAGAAATGCTGTTATGCTTACAATTCCTCCTTGTGGTACTATATCAATGCTCCACGGAGTATCAAGCGGCATTGAGCCTATCTTCTCTGCTATGTATAATCGCAGGTATAGGAACAATAACACTTGGAAGGAGCAGTTAGTTGTCGATCCGCTATTCCAAGAGTATTACGACCAAGGAAAATCGTTGGAACCTTTTGTCGGAGCCTATGATGTGGCCCCCGAAGACCACATTAAGGTACAGGCTACGATCCAAAAGTACATGGACTCCTGCATCTCCAAGACTATCAATCTTCCCTCTACTTCTACGCCTGAAGAATTTTCTCAAGCGGCACTGGATTATGCTCCGTACCTCAAAGGTCTTACAGTGTATCGCGCTGGCTCTAAGGGTAATGAGCCCCTAGAAGCAATCGCTTTTACTGAGGAGAATATCAAGAAGCATATGGGAGAGAAGGTAGATGCAGCAGTTGCGGCTGGTGACGCTTGCTCCTTAACAGGGGGTGATTGCTAATGGCTATGTATGAGTGGGTTTGCAGAGACTGTAACATCTGGTGGGATAGAGAGTGCGATTTAGGGAAAGCTCCCAAGAGAACTAAGTGTCCTGAGTGCGGCAAATTGTGCAGCAGGTACTGGCAGCAACAAAATGTAGGGGTCTCGTTTAAAGATGATGGAAATTGCAATAAGAATTCTAACGCCAATGATTTCCATACAGTAAGAAGACGCTATCAGAAGGTGGCAGAAGAGGGGTATGACAAGGACTCCGCAGATAGATTCCTACGAACACAAATTAAAGCCAGCAAGAAAGCGCAGGACGATGAAGCTTTTAGGTACAAGGGAGCCCGTATAGATTGGGATAAATTTGCTGAGTCGCGTGGGCTAGAGAAGGTAGGGCAGAAGGCTGCCGAGAAAAAGATTGAAAGTTCTCGAAAACTAACCGCCGAAGCCTATGATAAGGCGAACAAGATGGGCTATAAGGATATCGGAAAGACGGAGTTAGATATCGCAAAGCCTAATAAAAACGAGAAAACCCCACCTACTAAATAACAACCATGGCATACGATTTTAGCGAGAATATCCAACGAGGTATTCTCTATCTACTCAAGTCCAACAAAGACTTTTATCTACAGATTGTAAATCTAGTAAAGTCTGAGTACTTTGAGTTCCCCTCTCACGCCAAGATCTTTGAGGCAATCCACGATCACTACGAGAAGTACAGCAAGCTACCTACGGACGATTTTATTGTTCAGGATGTTAAGGCCTCTTTGGGTGCGAGAGAGAATGCTTCAGACTATGAGGATGAACTTGCGTACATCAACAATGTAGACACCTCCACAACCAGCAATGATGAGTATATGCTGGACCTTGTTGAGGGCTTCGCTAAGAAGGAGGCGATGAAGTCTGCAATTGCTCAAAGTATTTCGCTAATTAAAGAGGATCGAGTTGAGGAGGTTGAAGCTCTAGTTAAAGAGGCTCTGCTCATCAATCGAGACGTAGATACAGGTCAAGACTATTTCAGCGACATCGCTGGTCGATGGGATAGAATCTTTAACAAGGAAAATCAGGTAAAGTATAAGACGATCCTGCCTTCTCTCAATAAATCCCTAGAGGGTGGATTGGGGTCCAAGGAAATGGCTATGGTTGTTGCCCCTCCTGGGGTTGGTAAGTCTTTGTTCCTAGTGAACCAAGGCGTACACTCAATGATTGAAGGCAGGAAAGTCTTATATATCTCACTTGAAATGAGCGAGGACAAGATCGCACAGAGGTTTGATTCTATCATGACCCTTGTGCCTCAGTTCAAGCTTAAGGATCCTGCGAATCAACTCACAGTCAAGGAGCGTCTGGAGATGTTCCAGACTGAGTTTCCAGGATCTCAGTTGGTCATTAAGGAATTCCCTACAGGCCAAGCCTCTGTCAACACTATCAGGAATCTCATTGTGCAGTTGAAGAACTATGATGAGTTTGAGCCTGACCTGTTGATCGTAGACTACCTTGAACTTCTGCGTCCGACCCGTGAGATCCAACAGGAGTATCACGCGCAGCAGAAGATCGCAGAAGAGCTTAGGGGTGTCGCTATGGAGCATGATTTCCTGACTTGGACTGCGACCCAGACCAATCGTCAAGGGCGCATGGTAAAGGTTATTACAGACGCAGAACTCGGAGACTCCTACGGTAAGATCCGTACTTGTGATTTCGCCATCTCTCTTAACCAATCAGAGGAGGAGTTCGATGAGGGCAAGATGAGGGCTTTTGTTATCAAGTCTCGCAATGGTAGACCTCGGTTTACTGTCCCCATGGATGTAGACTATAGTGTCCTGAGGATGTCAGAAGGAGAGGCTACATTTGCCAGCGAGGATGAGTAGAATGAGATATGAAAAGCTAGTTCATCCCATGGAAGTATACACAGGGATTAAGACGTTTAAGATTGAGCAAAGACCTTTGACAAAGGACAACCTGTATGGTTGTGTAGAATTCCCTAAGTCTCTACTTACTATTGATCCTAACCAATGCCCTGAAGATTACCGAGCCACTCTTCTGCATGAGATTTGCCACATTGGCTTTGATTTATATGGGCTAGGGGACGATGATGAGATGCCACAAATGGGTAACGAATTCCTGACTACGGTAACGTCTAATATGATTCAGCAATTAGCTGGACTCAATAAAGAACTGTTCGCATTTATCTTTGAGTAGGCTAGATACTGTATGAAAGACTTAACCCTTAAAGATATCATACCCCGACCTGAGGTTCCTATCACCCAATTGAGTGTTTACTTTGAAGGGCGGTGGACCTTCGCTCAGTTCTCTACTCCTACAAGAACCACAGAGACTCAGAGCTTTTATTTAATTAGTTATCCGTTTGGCTTGGTCAGACAAGGAGTAGCCAATCCCGCTCAGAGAGCCCTTAATGGAGATGCAGGAAGCTACGCTATCCAAGATCGTGATGGTTCTTTATCCCTAGCTACTCCTGCTCAATACGAGCAGCTTTTTCCGCGCATACTGGTGGACAGACCTGGAGTACCTACAACCTCTCAGCTTCTACAAGATCCAAATTATTTGACAAATGTTGTTAGAAAATCGAAGAACGAGGACTCTAATACTATACAAGTTGGGAATAACACCTTTAACAACACGGTGGCAAATCAAACGATAGTCATTCTGCCCTCTGGACAACAGAGAGCAGTTTTGGCCGACGATCCTAATGACCCATTCAATGTTGTTACTGATCCTGTAGTTCCCGACGAACCTAGAACTGGACCACAAGCAATACCTATACCTAGAACTGGCTACTAATTATGCACGAACTTATTGAATCCCTAGAAGATTTTACATGGGAAAACTATAAAGACATCAGCGATGCTCTCGTTCAATTCAATGAGTACGAAGTAGAAAATGAAATGTTTCGACAAGCATCTATCTACTCGTACTATTATGGATTGATGGGCATGGCAAAGAAGATGGTCTCAGAGAGGAGTCTCGAACTGACTCGATTCATGTCACGCCTTCGCAAAGAAGCGAAACGCGAATCTCGCGTCAAGCTGACCGCAAAAGACCTGGACGATCTAGTGTTTGCCGACGAGCAATACTTTCAGAGACAGACCGCTCTCGATGATGCTAACTTCAAATACGAACTACTCAAAGGACTCGTCAGAGCCCTTGAACAGAAAAAAGATATGTTGCAGCAAGCGTCTGCAAATAAACGAGAAGAAACTAAACTTTACAAGTGATACTACTATCATACACTAACCACTAACTAAAAGGAAACTAAACATGGCTATTGATCTCGAAGCTCTCCGTGCAAAGCACGAACAACTTAACAACCCGCAAGCGGGTAACTCTAACTCAGACTTCCTTCAGAAGTTCTATCAAATTCCCGAAGGTACTAATGCTGTGCGTATTCTTCCTTGGAAGGATGAGAGTCGGGAGTTCTACGCTGAGACAAAGATTCACCGAGTCCCCCAGCCTGACGGGACCGTGAAGAACATTCACTGCCGTAAGATCCATGGAGAGAAATGCCCCATGTGTGATCTTTACTATGGCCTCTGGAAGACTGGCAAGCAGGAGGACGAAGATCTTGCTCGCAAGATTAAGCCCCGTGCTAGGTACTACATGAACATCCTTGACCGTGCAAGCGGCGATGTTAAAATCCTCTCCATCGGAGTGATCCTCTTCAAGAAGATCATTGGAGCTATGCTTGACGAAGACTTCGGTGACATCACCGACCCTGAGTCTGGTCACGACTTCAAGATCGTGAAAGAGATGGACGGACAATGGCCTAAGTATGACCAGTCTGCTCCTCGCCCGAAGTCCTCTGAGCTTGGCTCTAAAGCTGAGACCGCAGCGACCATGGATTCCCTCCATGAGATTCATGACCTCGTAAAGCTTGAGGATTATGAAGAGGTGAAAAAAGCTACTGATATGCTCATTGGCGTAGCAGTTCAAGGTACATCTACCCCTGAGCCCACCGAAGAGGTTTCAGACAACGATTACCTATCTAAACTTCAAGGTTAATTAACTATGAAAAATCTTATTTTTATGATTGTATTGGGTGCTGGGTTGATGTCCTGCTCCGTTGTTGAAGGCTTCATGGGTGGAGCAGAAGGCGAGCCCATGTCGTTTGGAGGGATCATCGACTCCATCTGGACCATGCTAACTGGTTTCATTCCCAGCCTTGCGGCATGGGAGGGCGCTGGATCAATTTTCAGCCCTCGTAAGAGGCAGCACTACACTAACATGGTCACGGCTATCGTTCCTATGAACAAGAACATGGAGTTCGGGGATGCTATTAAATCTCTCGGTTCTGGTCTTGGTCTGGCTCACTCCTCAGACGCAACGAAAGCTGCAAATGAGGAAGAGGTTACCGCAGCTAAAGTTGAGGCAGTAACGAGTAAAAAAGCTTAAAGCATAAGCAAACGAAACTATCATAGAGAGGCATCTAATAGGTGTCTCTCTATTTTTATACCATGAGTGATAAACTTAAAATACTTTGTGTCCCTGCTAACGAGGGTGGCTGTGCCTACTACCGAATCATTGCTCCGT